ACCACAATGTATTTAGAAGATATAGAGACATAAGGGGCGTGGAAAAAAATAGCCGCAGCTATTACAAAGAAGATATGTTTTTTGTTGGACCTGATCAAATATATGCGTATAAAAGAATACTTAAGTGGAACGCGTGTAAAGGTTTTAATTTTGTTAAACCCATAAAAGAAAACAAAATGTTTTCAATAAACTTTGAAAAACCTACAATAGGTGTTTTAAAAGTAAAAGATTCATCGCTAAAAGATTTAAACATTGGCGACCTTGTTGGCTTTAAGCCTGGTATGGAATATGAGTTTATAATAGGCAATGAAAAACTCTATCGAATACCAACCAATCAAATTACAATTAAATATGAATATCAAGGAGACGAAGAAGAATATAATCCAAGCTGGGCACAAAGCAGTTGAAGAATTAATTAAGGTAGCTAAAGAGGCTATTGTAGATTCAGACGATGATATATCAGCTGATAGGCTTAAAAACGCAGCCGCTACAAAAAAGCTGGCTATATTCGACGCTTTTGAAATACTCGGCAGAATTCAAGAAGAAGAAAATTTGCTTGAAAATAAACCAAAACAAGATTCTCCAAAACAAGCTTTTAAAGGGTTTGCCGAAAAAAGATCTAAATAATGTATCAACAAACTTTATATAGCGTTATAACGCCAGTAAAGAAAAATACTATATCTAGATTAAATAGAAGTAAGAAATGGAAATATGGCTACAACAAAGAACACGATGTTGTTGTTATAAGCAAAAACGGTCAAATAGGCGAAATTTATAATATTCAAAATTTAAAAATAGCCTTACCGCCAATACCCGCTAAAATTAATAAATTAAATGAAAAGTGGGAAGTAGAAGAATATCCTAAAGAGTTAAAAAGCATTCAGAGCGTTTTTGAGTGGAGGGATTATCCAGATGAATTTAAAGAAAAATGGGAACCATATATAGATGAACAATTCAGACGTCGCGAAGAAGGCTATTGGTTCAATAATAAGAGTGTGGGCACTTACATTACTGGCACTCACTTTATGTACTTGCAATGGTCTAAAATTGACGTTGGGAACCCAGAATTTAGGGAAGCCAACAGATTATTCTTTATCTTTTGGGAAGCTTGCAAAGCAGACCAGAGATGCTACGGTATGTGTTACCTCAAGAATAGACGTTCAGGGTTTTCATTCATGGCAAGCGGCGAGACCGTTAACATGGCAACAATATCAAGCGATGCGCGATTCGGAATATTATCAAAGTCCGGTGCTGACGCTAAAAAAATGTTTACCGACAAGGTAGTACCCATATCAGTTAACTACCCTTTCTTTTTCCGTCCTATACAAGACGGTATGGATCGTCCAAAAACAGAATTGGCTTATAGAATACCAGCGTCAAGACTTACAAGAAAGTCTATACAGAATAAAAAAGACCAAGAAGATCTAGAAGGCTTAGACACTACTATTGACTGGAAAAATACAGGCGATAACAGCTATGACGGTGAAAAGCTAAAATTGTTAGTTCACGATGAAAGCGGTAAGTGGGAAAAACCAGATAATATATTGAATAACTGGCGTGTAACAAAAACTACATTAAGATTAGGTAGTAGAGTTATAGGTAAGTGTATGATGGGATCAACATCAAATGCACTAGACAAAGGTGGGGAAAACTTTAAAAAGCTTTATAATGACTCAGACGTTACAAAACGAAACCGCAATGGACAAACTAAGTCAGGATTATATTCTTTGTTCATACCTATGGAATGGAACTACGAGGGATTCATTGATTCTTATGGAATGCCTGTATTCGAAACCCCATCAAAAGATTGCATTGGCCCACACGGAGACGTTATCGAAGTTGGGGTTATTGAGCATTGGAACAATGAAGTAGAAGGCCTAAGAGGTGACCAGGATGCTTTAAATGAGTTTTACAGACAGTTTCCACGTACAGAGGAGCATGCTTTTAGAGACGAAACAAAAAATAGTATATTTAACTTAGTAAAAATATACGAGCAAATAGATTACAACGAAGACTTAAGTACTTCAGGCGTAATAACAACGGGTAATTTTCAATGGGAAAATGGTATCAAAGATACAAAAGTTAGATTTACCCCTAACCCATCAGGCAGGTTCAAAGTGTCCTGGGTTCCCAGCGTTAATTTGCAAAATAAGCAAATACAAAAAAATGGCATTAAATACCCAGGGAATGAACATATAGGAGCATTTGGGTGTGACTCTTATGATATATCTGGCACAACAGACGGTAGGGGTTCCAAAGGGGCTTTGCACGGATTAACTAAGTTTAGTATGGAAGATGCTCCCCCTAATACATTTTTTTTAGAATATGTAGCCAGGCCGCAAACAGCTGAAATGTTTTTTGAAGATGTTCTTATGGCGCTAACGTTTTACGGAATGCCATTACTTTGCGAAAACAATAAACCTAGACTGCTTTATTATTTAAAGCGAAGAGGGTACAGGGGTTACTCTATGAATAGACCGGATAAAATTTGGAATAAGCTTTCAGTAACAGAAAAAGAAATAGGCGGTATACCTAACTCGTCTGAAGATATTAAGCAGGCTCACGCCGCTGCAATTGAGTCATATATTGATCAATACGTTGGATTGAAAGAGGACAGTCAATACGGTTCAATGTACTTTAGCAACACCCTAAATGATTGGGCTAAATTTGATATAAATAAAAGAACAAAGTTTGATGCTGCCATAAGTTCCGGACTAGCTATAATGGCTTGTAATAAAAACTTATACAGACCAAATGCGCAAGTGCAAAAAAAGAAATTAAATTTAAAAATAGCTAAATACACCAATTCTGGTGCATTTTCAAAATTAATAGAAAAATAAAAATATGGCTGAGTCAGTTATAACAAATTATTTTCCAAGCCAAATAGCTAGCGATCAAGAAAAAATGTCTATTGACTATGGAACGTCTATTGGTAGAGCCATAGAAAATGAATGGTTTAAAACCGATAATGGCTTAAATAGATTCAAAAGTAATCAAAACACTTTTCACAATTTAAGATTATATGCGCGAGGTGAACAAGGCATACAAAAATATAAAGACGAATTATCTATTAATGGTGATTTATCATATTTAAATTTAGATTGGAAACCCGTTCCTATTATTCCAAAGTTTGTTGATATAGTTGTAAACGGTATATCAGAAAGATCTTTTGATATAAAAGCATATTCGCAAGATCCATATGGCGTTGAAAAACGTACTAAATATATGGAGGCTATAATAAGAGATATGCAAACCAAAGAGCTAAATGAATTTGCGGCAGAAAATTTTGGGGTTAATCTTTTTGAAAGCGATCCTGAAACCCTACCTAAAAACAAAGAGGAGTTAGACTTGCATATGCAGCTAAGCTATAAGCAACAAGTCGAGCTAGCCGAAGAGCAAGCTTTAAATGTTTTGCTTGAAGGTAATAAATATGATTTAACCAAAAGGCGTTGCAATTATGATCTAACTACAATAGGCATCGCGGCTGTAAAAAATACCTTTACAAAAGCAGAAGGCGTCAAAGTACAGTATGTTGATCCCGTTGATCTTGTTTGGTCATATACAGATTCACCTTATTTTGATGATATTTATTATGTTGGTGAAATACGAAGAGTACATCTGAATGAACTAAAAAAAGAATTCCCTTGGCTAACAGACGATGATCTAACAGAAATTGCGGGTCAATCGTATCGTAACAATGGATTTTACGACAGAACTTTAACAAATTACGACGAAGACGATTCTAACACTGTCCAAGTGCTTTATTTTAATTATAAAACATTTGCAAATGACGTATACAAAGTTAAAGAAACCGCAACAGGCGCCATAAAGCTAATACCTAAATCGGATGATTTCAATCCGCCAGAAGAAATAATGGCTGAATATGGAATATCCAAATTGTCGCAATCATTAGAGGTTTTATATGAGGGCGTAAAAATATTAGGTGGCCGTATGCTTAAGTGGGAAATAGCCAAAAACATGATAAGACCAAAGAGCGATTATACTAAGGTTAAAATGAATTATAGTATAGTAGCTCCTAGAATGTATAAAGGTCGCATAGAGAGCATCGTATCGCGTATAACGGGGTTTGCGGATATGATACAGCTTACACATTTAAAGCTACAGCAAGTAATGTCAAGAATGGTGCCAGACGGTGTTTATCTCGATGCTGATGGGCTAGCCGAAGTAGATTTAGGAAACGGTACAAATTATAATCCTCAGGAAGCGCTAAATATGTTTTTCCAAACAGGATCTGTAATTGGTAGATCGTTTACGCAGGAAGGTGATATGAATCCAGGCAAAGTGCCTATTCAAGAAATAAGTAGTGGTAGCGGCGGTGCTAAACTGCAAAGTTTAATAACTACTTATAACTATTATCTACAAATGATCCGTGATGTAACCGGATTAAATGAAGCTAGGGACGGAAGTATGCCAGACTCTAGAGCACTTGTTGGTGTTCAAAAACTAGCAGCAGCTAATTCAAACACCGCTACAAGACATATTTTAAATGGTAGTTTATTTTTAACAGCCGATTTGTGCGATAACTTATCTTTAAGAATATCTGATATTATAGAATATTCACCAACTAGAGAAGCTTTTATACATAAAATAGGCAATCAAAATGTAGCTGTACTTGAGGAAATGTCAAATTTATATTTATATGACTTTGGTATATTTATAGAATTGGCTCCCGATGAAGAAGAAAAAGCTATACTAGAAAATAATATACAAGCCGCTGTTGCCTCTGGGATGATAGATCTTTCAGATGCAATCGATCTTCGTGATATTAAAAGTATAAAATTAGCAAATCAGTTGCTTAAAGTCAGAAAGAAAGAAAAGCAAATGATGGATCAGCAAATGCAGCAGCAAAATATTGCGGCACAAGCTGAAGCAAATGCGCAAGCACAACAAGTCGCCGCTCAAGCCGAGGTACAAAAACAACAAGCTTTAACAGCTAGCAAAATACAGCTTGAACAGGCTAAGGCTCAAATTGATTTTCAAAAGCTTATGCAAGAGGCTAACTTAAAGAAAGAGCTAATGCAACTTGAGTTTGAAATGAATATGAGTTTAAAAGGTATAGAGGTGCAAGGTCGTAAATCCGAATTAAACGAAAAAGAAGATCGTAAAGACGATAGGACTAAGCTCCAGGCGACGCAGCAAAGTGAATTAATAAATCAAAGAAAAAATGATTTACCTCCCAAAAACTTCGAATCTTCAGGAAACGATATACTTAGCGGAGATTTTGACTTAGGTTCCTTCGAGCCTAGGTAATAATAATAGTAATAATTATATAATATTTTATCATGTCAGAAAACACAGAAGAAGTTCTAGAAACAAAAGACGAGGTTGTTGAGCAACCTACGGAAGATAACAAGCCAATGTCATATGACGAGGGCGTTATTAAAATAAATTTAGACGAACTAAATAAACCACAAGGGGATGCCATTCCAGAGCAAAGCACAGATGACAGCAATGATGTTGTCGAAGAACCCAAAGACTCGCCAAGTAGCGAAGAAGTGGTTCAAGAAGTACGGGAGCCCAGCGAAGAAGATGCGCAATCCGTTCTTGAAGAAATAACAGACGAAGAGGTACAAGAGCAAGTAGAAGATCTTCAAGAAGATATTCAAGAAGCTATTACTGAACAGCAAAACTCAGGAATTGAATTGCCTGAAAACATACAGAAGGTAGTTGAGTTTATTAATGAGACAGGAGGATCTCTCGAAGATTACGTAAAACTTAATACTGATTATTCTACGCTAAATGAGGCGCAGCTTATTAGAGAGTATTACGAAGCAACAAAACCTCATTTAGATAAAGAGGATATAGAAGTTCTTATGGAGGACTTTTCATATGACGAAGAGCTAGATGAGCCTAAAGAAATACGTAAAGCTAAGATTGCTTTTAAAGAAGAAGCTGCTAAAGCAAAAAGCCATCTTGAAGGTTTAAAAACCAAGTATTACGAAGAAATTAAAGCTGGATCTAAATTAAATCCAGAACAACAAAAAGCGGTTGAATTTTTTAATCGCTATAAAAAAGACAACGAAGAGTCAACTAAAATAGCTGAAAGCCAAGTGTCTGTATTTAAAAATAAAACAGAAAAACTTTTTTCTGATGATTTCAAAGGTTTTGATTTCAATGTTGGGGAAAAGAAATTTCGTTTTAAAGTAAATAATACCGATCAGGTTAAGACTGTCCAAAGCGACATTAATAATTTCGTCAAGAAGTTCTTGAATGATAAAAACGAAATGAATGACGCTGCTGGGTATCACAAGTCTTTATTTACCGCTATGAACGCTGATGCGATTGCGAATCATTTTTATGAGCAGGGTAAAACCGATGCAATTAAAAATAGTATGGCTAAAGCCAAGAACATTGATATGGATCCGAGAGGGGCCCATGAAAACGTCAAAGCTTCTAATGGATGGACNGTACGCTCAATTTCGAATAGNGCAAGTAGCTCTAAGTTGAAAATTAAAAGTAAACGATAAACTAAAACTTAAAAATTATTATAATGGCAAATGGATCATTTACGGGTAGCGCAGGAGCATTAGCTCACTTAACGCCACGCCCAACACAAACGTTGTTTAACGACAACTACCTATCCTTAACGGATATGGATTTCACTCAGCAATTTCTACCTGAAGTATACGAAAAAGAAGTAGAGCGATATGGTAATCGTACTATCTCTGGATTTTTACGTATGGTAGGTGCTGAAATGCCTATGGCTTCTGACCAAGTAGTATGGTCTGAGCAAGGGCGTTTACACATTGCATACGACCCAGTAGTTACTACAGGTACAACTGTTGTTATTCCTGGCGATGCAAACAACGCATCAACTAACCTTATTGGAGCTGGGGCAACAATTGTTGTTTCTTCTGCTAATGGATTGGTTGTAGAAAAAGCATATGTATCTGCAGTAAGTGCGCCTGATGGGGCCACTGGGGACGTTACATTGACAGTAGCCGGTTATCAAGGCGCTATCACGGCTCACGCTGCTGGTAAAATCTTTGTATACGGTTCTGAGTACGCTAAAGGAACATCACAAGCTGGTACTTCTGTTGACGCTGCATTTGAGCAGTTTAACAATAAGCCAATCATTTTGCGTGACAAATACGCTGTAAGCGGGTCTGACACTGCGCAAATTGGCTGGGTAGAAGTAACTACTGAAGCTGGAACTTCTGGGTACCTTTGGTATTTAAAATCAGAGCACGAAGCTCGTATTCGTTTTGAAGACCAATTAGAAATGGCAATGATTGAAGCTGAAAAAGCTGCTGCGCCAATCGCTCCTGCTGCTGGATTTGGTGGTGGAACTGAAATTACTGGATCTGATGGACTTTTCTCTGCTCTTGAGGCAAGAGGCCTAGTCTATACTGATGCTGATTTTGGACAAGGAACTGATCTTGGTCTTGGTGATTTTGACGCTATCCTTGGAGAGCTTGATAAGCAAGGGGCTATTGAAGAAAACATGCTTTTCTTAGATCGTTCTACCTCATTGGGTATCGATAATATGCTAGCTGCTCA